TTTCCATTCAACCATTGCTTGGAGAAACACCTTATTATCTACATAATGTTCACCCTTTTGACGTTTAGCCATAATTACTCCTTAACTAAAACTTTCACTACAATAACATATGAGTTATTATTTGTCAAGTACCCTAAGTGACTTGACAATGCTGAAAAAATCTGTATAATAGACTATGTTGAGTCTTCAGTGATATACCTTATCTTCACTATTATCTAGTTCTTCTAGAAGTTCATTATGATCTTCTTCTTCGATTTCTTCTAGTTCCTCATGAGTGGGCTCTTCATGTATCCATTCGTCATGAGCCTGCAAACACTTTTCATAATAGATTGATAATCCAACGGATGCATTTGCAGTGAGGATGATTTTTGATTTTTCAATCTCAAAATATTTTTGTTCTGTGAAGGGTTGAACCCACCTTGTCAATGCAAGGGATTCAGACATTCCTTCTCTTCTCATACGAGGAATCACATTCATAAGCAAAGGATTACAGATTTCATAATGTTTGCCATGATCAGTTACTTCACAGATGATATTCTCACCACTAACTAACTTTACGATTTTATATTCTGTATCTAACATTTGATTGTATCCTACCAAAGTTCTTTTCCCCAAGTTTCTGTTTGAACTTCTGTGATACTGGGGACTTTATGTTTACTTCCCTTCTTCCAAATCTTTAGTTGTTCTTCCCAAGTCATTGTATCTTCATAATCCCATTTTCTTGTATCTTCATTCAATCGAATGGGTGCTTCGTAATCAAGAACATACTTGCCTAGTTCTGCATCATAATGAGCTGGAATCTTAATTCCAACTTCTTCACTATATGGAACAACTCTACTTAACCAAATCTGCCGCATCTCGTCATTCGTTCCACCACGAATTCTATAAGTCTGTTGGTCAGTTCTTGTTTTATGTTCATCAGGCAAACCAAACCATGCAGCACATAGAGGAAAATAAAAGTCAACGCACTCCTGTACTCTTTGTCTGCTTTCGTCATTCTGATTCCAAAAGAACTTTGTCCAGCGTTCTCCGTGTGCAACATGAAAGGTTTCTTCAAAGTTTACCTTACGCAATCCACGAGCAAGTGGCGCATAACTACAATGTTGTTCTAGGTCCACAGTTGTGATATAACCAGCCCTGTCGCCGTAACACATACTCACAACAGTTTCAATGTAATCCTCATGAGGAAATTCTAACATTTGGAATGTACGCCATTCCTCTGGGTCACGCTCAAATAAAAACTCATGAGTATCATATCCAAAGTCTTCTAGCAGTCTGTACATAACCTGTGCATGTCCAAGTTCATCCTGACAGGCAGAAGACACTGCAATCTTGTCTTCAAGTGTTGGTGAGTTTTTAATAGCAGGAAAATAAGTTGGTAGAGTAACAACCTCTAGGTCTGCGGCGATATGAATAGTATTTACCAAAACATCACGATAACGTGGAGTCATCTCATCAGGGTCTTCAATCTTATATCCTGTTGCGAGTTTTTCTTGTAGTCCTTGTTCATTCATTTGAGTTTTACCTTGCTGATTTCATAATCGAACTGTTCACTGTTGTAAATATTTAGTCGTTCTGTAAAATGGTTCAATGTGAAGTTGGGTTGATTACGAAATGTCATATCGTCAGCAATATCAAAAATCAAAACGGAATCTTTATTGTCCCCCTTACGCAGTCCACGTCCAATTGATTGGAGCACTCTAATCTTACTTTTAGATGGGCTGGCGAGCACGATGTTGTTAATGTTGCGAATATTAACACCAGTACTAAAAGTCCCATAACTCGCAATAGTGATAGAGTTTTTTTCATTTTCGACAGTTGCCCTAATATTCTCTCTTTCTTCAGTACTAGTATTACCATAGATAAAGAATATCTTTCTCATTCTATCGTCAAAGAAACCATTATCTCTGGCATCAATTACTTTGTCGTATAACAGTTGTCCTTGATTTTCTACCAACTGAAATAGACAAAGTGTGTTGCCTGGAATGTGAAAAAGAAGATTACTGATAAACTCATTGCGTATTTCAGATGTGCCAAGATACTTTAGTTCATCTGCATATGTCATTCTCTCACGAATATTCGGATGTTTGAGAACCAGACATTTTATTTTCAAGTCTGCCAGTGACTTATTATCCATCAACTCCTTTGTTGTCGTAACTCGTTCTACAGGACCAAACAATCCTTCCAACACAAGTCGATGAGTCTCTGTCCCATCAAGCGTCCCTGTAAAACCAAAACGATACTTACAACTATGTAGTTTACTCATAATCCCTGTGAGTGACTTTGCCTTGAATAAATGTGCTTCGTCACCAATCACACAACCGAAATCATCAAAGTATTTCTTTGGCATCTTGTATAGAGATTGCCAAGTTGATATCACCACATCCTTTGTAACTTTTGTATCATGTCCCTGATAAACTCTTTGACAGTATGTGCCGGGTGACCAACCATAGTCTTCGAAGTCACTGTACATCTGTTCTACCAGTGAGGTTGTAGGAACAAGAATGAGCGTCTTGAGTCCTGCCATGTGGTAGTAACGAACCAGTGAATAGATTATAAGTGACTTACCAGAAGCAGTAGGACTAAGAATAAGGGCACGATCATTTCCCACGGCATGAGAGAAAGCCTGAATCTGATAATCTCGCACCTTGATGGATTTTCCTTGCGACCTAGGCTTGAGACTTTTGATAAACCCTCTTGCCACAGAACCCACAACATTCCGTTCATTTTTTACTCCTTCTTCTAACTCATATGATACATTATTATCATCACAATACTTCGTGATGTAGTCAAGTAGTCCAACGTATATCTCACCATTTGCGGGTGAGAATAATCTTATCTTACCATCCCAAATACGTTTGCGATACATGGGCATGAACTTTGCACCAGGCACCTCAAAGGTAAAGAATTCTGTGAGTTCACGCCTTGTGGACTCAGACATGTCTTCCAGTAGTAGATATACTTCATTCTTCTTAGATATACGCATTTTGTAGTGTTCGAGGTTCACCGTAGTGTCCTCTGACCAATATGTTCCATGCAATACTTATGCGTTCATTTGGAGTGGGTGGAACCCAATGCATAAGCCATGATGGAAAGAATAATGCAGTGTCTACAACAGAGTTAAACTGCAACATACCAGAGTTGTCCCAATCTGGCGTATTTCTAGGTTTGAAGATTGTCGCAGATGGTCTGGGGTCGAAGAACTGAATAGGAGCACCACTCTGTAGATAATAGACACCAGACAGAACATTATTGGAGTGCGTGTGGGGTGGGTGCGAGTTTCCTTCTGAAAGAAGGTTTCCCCACATATTAGTAATCTCTACGTCCTCAAACTCGTATCCACTGTTTGTTAGAATGGTCTTTGATGTCTTCAGAATCTTTTCTGCAAGAGGACGAAAAAAAGAAGTGTTGTGTAACTCATCATCCTTACTGCCATTCTTGATATGAATTAACATATTCTTCTGGTCAAATCTATCAACATCCATTTTGACTTCATGAATAGATGTAGGAAAACACTTGTATGTTTTCACATCAACCACGATACAATACTCCAACGTGTTCCCTTAGTGACAACTTCTGCTTCGTGTGGATACATAAAGTTTGATGGGAACACTACGGCAGACCTAGCCTTAGGTTTCATAGTTTTCGTTGCAACTGTGAACTTACCACCCTCGTAGTCATCATTCAGATACAACAGAACTGTTGCATGTGGGTATCCATAGTGTTGTCCGTGACTGTGATGAATGCTGTCGTAGTGTTTAGACATGAACCCACCTTCTGAATATCTATTGATACGAAAGTCTGTGAGATGTTGAACAGAGAAATATGGATGGTCTGTCATATACATGTTGATGGCATTCACGAAACACTTCTTGAGAGGTTCATAGAGTTCGTGTGTGTTGCGAATCCAGAACTCATCCATGTTTACTCGTTCGTCTGAATTGTCCACCTCACCTGTCTTATTTGCATATGTTGATTTCTGGTAATCTAGGTTTGCGACCATAATCTGATCAGTCAAATCTTTGGAAACCATATTCGAGTATTCCATAATATATTTTTCAATGTCCATCAAACGCCTCTTTCGATAAATGTCTTTTTGATTTCTTTGGGTTCAAAGAATTCGTATATCACTCTCTGTGCAACATTAACGTTATACTCTTTACAACTAAAGATATCAATGTAGAAATCACCTGTCGCATCCACAAAGTGTCCTGTAACATTACTTGTCTCAATCATCTGACAAAAACTAAAACCACCAATCTTTGGGTCATGTTCAGCAAAGTGTTCTATTAGTAAAGGTCCATAAGCTTTCATATTAATTTCAAAAATAAGTTCTCCTACAAAATAACTAATATTTCCTTCACTAGAAATCTTTTCGATGTTGCCAGACTTACAATCAAATAGTGTGTGATAACCCCAAATCATATCATTCCAGCCTCAAACTTCTTCCAATCAGTTGCATTACGAATATCCCACCCACGATTGTCAATGGACTTGATAATACCCTTGCAGTAATCCACACAGGTTTCATAATATCCAATCTTGTTCTGTAGGCGTAGAATATCCTCATCTGACTGCACATACATTTGCAAGTCAGTTTTCATTACCTTTATGTCAAAGGGTTTTGCAGCATAGACCTTTGCATCTGCCTTACCACCATAGTACTCCCACTTCTCACGATAGAGTTGTTGGTGGTCTGTCCGTGCTTTGATGAGCATCAGTTCGAAGTCGGATTTAAAATCTAACCACTTCTGTTTGATTACTTGGTTCTTGTAGGATTCTTGATCAATGTGTTCATCATTTGTAACTGGAAGGTCTTCTTTTGCAATACGCTTCAATTCATCTAAATTCATGTTTATCCCATATTAAAAAAAGTGAGCAGAGTTGATTATACTCTCTTTGTATATATTGACCCTAGTGAGGCTTGCCGAGGTGTCACTAGAAATTAAGTCTCAGATTTAATAAATGTTAAAGTTTATCGCATCTGCTCGTTTTTATTTATATTAATTATTTTTTGACAAGTTCAATATTGAAAGCGATACTGATTCTTTTATTTTCATCCTGTTGCGGCATCACCCCATGCATTAAATGACTTGGAAACATCACCATATTACTCGTTTCAGTTCTCACATAAATGTATGGAGTATTACGAGCACTGAGTTTTTTCAGTGGTGGTTGTTTCATCACATCTGCAATTGGAGATTTGAAAACTAAAGGACCATCCAACTCATTTGATGTTGGGTAATATATACCGCTTATATCTGAGCCTGGATGATTATGAGTCTCCTGAGTATTTCCCTTTTCATAAGCATTTAACCAACAGTCTCGAATCTTTAACCTGTAATTCTCTAAATCATAATCCATGTGTTCACAGAGAACTTTTGCATTTTCAAGTATCGGTTTCTTGAGTTCTCTAAACTCTTTCCTG